TCATCATCATTGTCAGCACCGGGCTCGCGTGTGTTCATGTCCGGTGCCTTCTCGTAATCAGGCTTGACTGCGCCGACCTTCACGCTCTGCGCAAACTTCTGCGCTTCGATGAATATCGGGTCTTGCGGGCCTTTGAGATACCCGGCATGGGTGAATGACCATCCCATCCAGCTCCCGCGTTCGTTGCTCTCTGGCACCGTCATGACACGCCACTTCGACGCATAGATCGGCGGTGTGTAGGGACCATTCGGGCCTTTGAGCTTCAGCATGTTCTGCTGCATGTACCATGACTTTGCCTTCTTGATCTGCGTCGATGTCATGGTGATGAGTGCAGGCGTCGCGAAGCCTTCTTCGTTGAAGATCATCACGTAGAACGTGCGCGTGTCATTGAGTTGATTACCGTTCTCGATGATGTCGCGATTCTTGTCATCGCGCATGCTCTTCTCAAGCAACCGCTCACCATCTTCGACCGAGTGCTGACCCTTGAAGCCGCCACCGTTCTCACGAATGCGCCACTCGACAAACGCACGATCATAGGCGCACGGGATGACGTAGAGCGGTGTCTTCACCGGGTCATACAATTCCTTCGTGACGCTGTTGAACAGCATGCCTTCTGCTGCGCCTTCGATGTACTCGCCTTCGCTGCGCTTCACCTGGGGCGAACCCGATTGCAGGATCACGAGAAAGGGAATCGCGAGATCGTCCTTCGTCGCGCCTTCGAATCCTTCACCGGCAAAGCCGCTGAAGTCGTTGTCTGTTGCCGTTGTCATCGCGCCGTTCGGTTTGGGTATCACAGCGTTTGCTGCTGCTGGCGGGATGGGGGAGGTCTTTACTTCGTCGGTCATTTCGTACCTTTCGTAATTTCGTTGCTCTTTGAATGGGCGGCAAACATATTCCCGTTGTCCTTTTACTTTGAACGTGTGCGCGTGAATCACTTTGCTTTCTTTGGCTCTTTCAGTTCTGCTTTCTTGAATTGGAACACGCTGAACGAAGGCGGCAGGGTAGCGCCTTTTTCGAGCAGTTCCTTCACGAGCGCTTTTAACGTCGCGGCGTGAATGGATTCTACATCTTCCGGCGTGACATCGAAGGTCTGAATTTGATAATAAAGAGCTTGACGTTGTTCTTCGGTCAACGTCCGCACGTCGACAACGTAGGATTCTTTGATGATGCCACCATGCCCATTGTCGCGCAACCACTTGTGCGCGAACGGGCGGTTCTCGATGGTGATGCTTGCCTTCACGTCATCGCGCACGATCAGCTTCGTGCCATCGGATAACGTGTAGTCGGCAACACCGGCTAGCTCCATTGCTTCGGGCAGCACCGTGAGTTGATAGCGGTTCAGGTCCGCAGTCAGCCGGTCAAGTTCTGCCTGGGCATCGGCGACCTCTTGCAACTTCTCGCGCAGCGTGCTCGCCATGCGCACGAGCATTTGCAAATGATCTTCTTTGGGTGGCGCGGTTTCTACACCGCTGAAATCTGGCTCGTTCATGCTCTTTCAAACCTTTCTCTGAATGCACCTTCAGTGCAGATGATTGTCGTCGTGCTGTTTGCTTGGCTATAGTACACGATTGCGGGTTGCTCGGTGCCGAGAATCTCTAGGACTGTCTCTGTTGCAACGACGCCTTCTTCATTCCCTGAGAGCACGGTGAATATCTCACCCGTCGCAAGTTCGATGAAGTCTTCTTCGGTTTTGATTGGGCCTTCGATCACGATGGCACCTCCTGTGATGGTGAGTAGTTAGTCGCGTGCTCAGGCCAATGCCACTGCGTTAAAGGTCTAACTTGGCGGTGTGGCAGATTCTTTCTTCAAGGCTTCGATTGCGTAGGCTGTGGCGCGTGATGCATCTTCGCAAAGCATGACGTACACCATCTCTGTGAGCATGTCGCGTGCAGCCTGGGGATTGACGCTGTGCGTTCTGGTGCGCTCGCGTAGCCGGTCCCAGCAGCGAGCTTTGAATTCGTCATCGAGTGCCTTGTCTGTCATTGCGGACCCTCGACAATCAAGACCTTCTTGCCCATCGTCATCGCAATCTTGCGAAGATCATCAGGGTTGATGCGGTCTTCGTTGCCGAATGCCTTCTCCCATTCGTCTGCGGTCACGCCTGACAGAATGAATTGCCGCTGATCCGGCGAGAGGTTCGGGCAGACCTCTTGAATAAGCCCGCCGTTCTTCCATGCGTTGAGTTGTGCGTGAGTGACGGGGATGTCTAGGGTGTGCCACTCTTGAGTAAGCGCACTCTGCTTTCGAATCAACATGATTACCTTTCTGTGAGTGAGTTGAGATTATGCCACGGGCGGCAGCGGGTGTGCGCGATTATTCCATTCGCGTCGTCCGCATGTCGTGCAGATACGCCACATGCTTTCTGAGCTTTCCCACATCCATGCATGTGCACGTCCGGTTTGATTCTCCGGATCACCGTAAGTGGTGCAGTTGTTCTCGGTGTTGTCTGGGCGCAGATGTGCGAGGTCGTTCATGCTGCTTCTGCCACCTGTGGGTGAATGTCGATCACAACGGCGAGGTACTTCTTTACCTGCCTGTCCCACACTAGCGCGGGAACAACACCGTTGTTCACCTCTGCGATGATTGCGCTCGCGGCAGCGATCACTACTGGATCACCCAGGCACAAGAGCCAGTCATTCGGTCTGAAGTCGCGCAACTTCTCGCGCATCTTCGCGATGGATAGTTGCGGCGAGATCAACACCGGGCCGGATGGAAGCAGGACTTCCAGACTGCCATACTCGCGGGCAGCGGTCAAGTCGTACTTATATACAAGCTCGTTGTATACGTTGCGGCGCATGGGATTCTGGGTGATAAAAACGCGTCCGGATTTCATGATGTTCCCTTTCTGGGAGGTAGGTTTGTTGATTATAGTTGATCGGCGTAGAGTCATGCCCAGACGTGCGCAATGGCATTCCGTAGGACAACTTCGCTGACATCTTCTGCGGATTTCAGGCAACGAACAACCTGTTCGTCTATGGTGTGTTGCGCGATCAGATCGTAAACCTGAACGACGTTCGAGCCGTCTGTTCTTGCGAGGCGGCTTATGGCCTGTAAGCGTTCCAGATACGAATAGTCGTTACTGTAGAACACCATGTAAGAGGCGACGCCTTGTAAGCCATCCAAGCCCGTACCGCCCGACTTCTGCTGACCCACAAAGAAGCGACACGCGGCATCGTCAATGAACCGGCGCTTACTTGCGTCCTTCTCCCGGCCTGTCATGCGGCCATGATATTCCGTTACAGCCGAGTCGCCGAATGCATCAGTCAGCGCGTCGACAACGGTGTCGATCTCCGCGCTGAACCGGCACCAGATCACGAGCTTCTCGCCTTCGCAGTCCTGGGTTAGCTGCATGAGTTCCTGCACCTTCGGATTCTCTGCGGCGGGAACGATCGGGCGGGCCTGGGGATCGTCGTCGGACGGGGCAAAACCGCCCACAACCTGGGCGAGCCGGATGGCTAGGGCAAGAGCACCTTCTGTGGTGAGTTGCCCGCCTGGGGCCTGCGTCACGCCCCACTTGATTAGGTCCGCGTAGACTGTGCGTTGCTCCTGTGTTAGTTCCACGTAACGCGGGTCTTCGTTGACGACGGGCTCTGTGCCGCTCACGTCTGCCAGTGAGAGAAAGATTGCGTGACGTTCAAGACGCTTGCGCAAGTCGCCAAGGTTGCGATAGATTGGCCGGTCGAAATCGTCCTTCGCAATAATCGCAGGATAGATCGGGTTGCCGTTCCTGTCATAGCGCAGGCGCTTCTTTTCCCTCAGGCCATCAGTGATGTGCTGCACAAGCGGATTATTCGGCGAGAGCATCTGTGCGTATGTCGACTTGAATGATGCGAGCGATGCGAAGCCTAGACACGCATCTGCCATCAGTTCGAATTGCCCCCATGCAGAGAACGGATTCTGACGCAATAGCGTGCCCGTGCCGATGCGCTTCACGCGGGCCATGCGCATCACCGGCTTTACAGCTTTGTAGACTGCGCTCTTCGGATTGCTCACGCGATGGCTCTCATCGAGATCGAGCATGTAGCGCTTCACTGTCTGAAGCAGCGCAATGATCTTCTTGCCTCTCACTGTCTGCAATGCATCGAAGCTCATTGTGAGGATGAACAGCACATCACCTGACGGTGTTGCCGTCACGAGCCGTTCAAGCTGTGCATAGGCTTGTTTGCCCATCTTCGAATAATAGTTGCAGCACACCGTAGGCACTGCGCAATGCTTCGGCACGCCTTCTTCTATCCACTGCCGGTCGACACCGTCGGGGCAGATGACAACGAGTGCGTCGATGCGACCAACAAGAAAATTCATTGCCGCAGTATCGAGGCCGATCTTCGTTTTTCCTGTTCCCGGTCGAGCAAGAAACGCGAGCATGGGCCTATCCCACGATGATTCGATCACATCGCGTTGCTTGCCTCTCGGCGGCGTCTTGTACTTGAAATTAGCAGGCAATGGATGCAAGGTGTGCCGCCCGTTTCTTCATTGGCGTGAGCCATTGTGTATTCTCTGGCGTGAAATCCTTCATCGGATTCATACGCACGAGTTGCGTCTTCGGCGGGCGCTCTCCCATGTCTTCGATGAAGAGCGCGAAGTCATGCCAACGCTCGCACACGCGAACGCCAACACCGCCACATGAGGGATAGTTTTGATGCTTGCGGTTGGTGCACTTGTTGTGCATGTTCTTCCAGATTTGATAGAGTGGGTGACTGGTCTTGATGCCGCTGTTAGGTGGCTTCTTCTTCTCGCACCCGCATGACGTGATCTTGCCGATGCGCAGGTAACGAGCTTGAATTGTCTTGAATGTGCCGCAGTCGCACTCGACTAGACAACTGCGATTCTTTCCGATGTTCTCTCCGCGTTTGATGACTGTTAATTTTCCGAACCGGGTGCCTGGGGGAATGTGTATCGCCTGCACTTCGTTGATGTACGATGAGTTGGAGTTAGGCCACTTGTTAGGCCATGAGCTAGGGGGAGCTATGCTTGTTGCGTTCATTCTATCTTTCTGTTGTGTTGCTAGTGAAGCACTAGCGGCTGCGTGTTGAGCACGAGAAATTCTTCTAGTCGTGCTTCGACTGTTTTTTCATCGGGTGTGTTTTTGCGCCAGTCGATGACTTGACGCATGAAGACGCGGCGCATCTTGCCAGTCAAATAAGTGCAGACGTGATCCGACTTGTTGACTACCTCAATACCTTCGGTGCGTAGAGCACCGCTGCCGGTGAGCGTGCACACGATGTAGTGCTCGTTCTCGAATAAGCATCTGAGTTCCATTTCTGTCCTTTCTGGGTTCGAATGGCTGACTTTACCATAGAACCGGGCTCTGTCAATAGCCCCAATGGATGAGGAGGAGTTGCCCGCGCCGGAAATAGCGTGTAGAATTTATGACCCAGCCCGTGAGGCTGCCCAGCAGTAACAGTCGAACCCAGAAAGGTTAGAAAGAAGATGCCTGCCCTTGATGGCATAACTAATTCCGTTGTCCTTGCCGAGTTGTTCAAAGGCATGGGACCAGAAGAGAGAGCAATTCTCTGTTCTGTCAAAGGAAATCCTAGCGAAGCAGCACCGATGTCGTGGAGTCCCGTACCGTGGAAAGGTGGGGAATGTCCATTGCATCATGACCGCAACAACTACGTCGCGATCTCCTCGTTTAGAGAAGACGAAGAAGGCCGATTCAAGCGACGCAAAGCACAGTTCTCGCGAACGTGGTGCATCATGATCGATGATGTCAATACGAAGATTAAGTATGACGCACTGCCGAAAGACTTGCCGTCTACTCTAGTCATCGAGACATCACCGGGTAATTTCCAGTTCACCTATTTTCTCGATCAGCCGCACACCAATGCCGACCATGTCGGCGACGCTATTCGCGAGATCATCAAGAAGCTCACAGACGGTGGTGTAGACCCTGGCATGGCAGGAGTCACACGCGTGCTGCGCTTGCCTCAAGGCATCAACGGCAAGCCGCGTGCTGATGGTCCGTGGCAATGCAAGGTGTGGAGGTGGCGACCAGAGGTGCGCGTCTCATGGCAAGAGGTGCGTGAAGCGTTCGGCATCATCGAGCGCTTCAGGATGCCTTACGTCGAGCCGAATGACGGTGTGACACAGGCGCGGATTCAGTCGTTCAAGATCATGCGCGATGCGCTTAAATTCCTGGGCTTGTTCAAAGGCGATACCGGCGGCGGGTGGTTTGATATTACGTGCCCCTGGATCGAGCACCACACCGCACGTGCCAACACCGGCAGTGCTGTTGCTCCTCCTATGAAGGCCAATGGCTACATGGGCGGCTTCAAGTGCCATCACGGGCACTGTGAGGCAAAGAATTGGGGCGACCTAGAATCATGGGTTGCCGACACGATCATTGAAGAGGGCGAGCGCAGGCGCGGTCCGTTCTATGGAGATAATGAATGAATCCCGAAGACCTCAATGACAGCGAACAGGACAAAGAACGAATTGAACGCGAGAGGTTAAAACCCAAAGGTGAGCGAGTTGTCATTGATGCGCCTAACTTAGAAGATCATGCGACAGTCGACGGTATCGGCGTTCTTGACACCGACTTGAAGCATGCGTTCCTTCGTAAGTACGGGCATCTGTTCTGCATGGATCGAGGTCAGAAGAATGAAGGTTCAGAGTTATGCGCATACAACCCGACTACCGGCATGTGGTCACGTGCAAAGATTCGCGAGTTGATTCATGCACAAGTCGCAACGATGTCCAAGGACATCATACGCAATGAGTTCAATGATCTCATGACGAACATGCAGACGGTAGCGCCGGAAGATCGAGATCAGTTTGATCGACAGCGCAATCATTTGATGAAACTGATTCAGCGATGGGGCAAGGCAAACACGATCAGTTCAATTGCGACGATGGTCTATAACCATTTGACAGCGCTGCATATATCAAAGCCTGTAGAGATGAATCCTGATCCACTTCTTTTGAGTTGCGCTGACGGTATTGTTGTCGATCTTAAGACGGGTGAGCACAGATACGCGAAACCGGAGGATTATTTGACAGTGACGACGGGCACGAGGTTTGATCCTGATGCCGATTATTCGGAATGGGAGAAAGTGGCTCGACAGATATTCGGCAGTGAACAGATGTATGAGTTCATGCATCGTTGGGCGGGCTACTGTGTCACGGGTCTGCGTTGGGATCATGCACTTGTCGTGCTGTTCGGCAGCGGGAATAATGGCAAGAGCCTCTTCACCGACGCAATAGCTAATGCGCTAGGGGATTACGCATGCAAGATGGACACGGACTTCAGCAAAGAATCAAAGGCAGACGGCGGCAACAATGAGCTATACGCAAAAGCAACTCTGAACGGTGTTCGCTTTGCGCTCATGTCAGAGACAGAGCGCGACACTGGCCTCAAGTCATCAATGATTAAGTCGCTGACAGGAGATGACACAATAACAGCACGACACGCACACCAGGGTTTCAAGACATTTAAGGCAACGCACAAGTTCACGCTCGCAACTAACTTCACGCCAAACATTCCCCGAAAAGATAATGCCATGTTCAATCGGCTGATGCCGGTCGAGATGAAGGTGAAATACGGCTCACCGGAACAGGTCGAGACAGGTTATGCACATTTCGTGCAAGACCCGACGATCATGGACAGATGCTCAAAGCCTAAAGGGAAATCAGCGCTTATTCTATGGCTTGTGAAAGGTACGCAAAAATACTTGGCAGAGGGAAGATTGAATCCACCTGAAGAAGTTCTTCGACAACTTGCAATACACCGCAAGAACATGGATCACGTCGGCACGTTCATCCATGAAGCAACGCAGTACATTGGCAAGGTCGAACTCGAAAAGCTCCAGTCTTCGTCTACATCGGGCGGTAATGCGGAGAAGCGTGCCGTGTGGGAAGCGATAACCGACAAGTGTCAGATCGAGTGCACGACGTTCTTCAGGATGTATCAAGCATGGTGCCGCAATACCGGCGTGGATAAGCGCAAGATGGAGAGCAAGTCAGAATTCAATGAGTATGTCATGACCAATGGTCGAATGTGGACAGATGAAGACAATCAAACATTGGTCATGCCGTCGATGCATGAACACCGCACTAGCAAGGCTCGCCTGTATCGTTGGGTAAAACTGACAGATGAAGGGCGCGTTTTACTCAACCGCACTATGAATGAATACAATAGTGATAAATACTAGCTCGCAACACCGGGCGGAATGGCGGAATGGCGTCTTTTTTCAATTTACCCGAAATACCCCTTATAAGATACGCTCTAGAGATAGTTCAGGGAAATCAAGAAATTCCACCATTCCGCCATCCTGCCCGGTGTTGCTTTTGTACGGTGTTAACTTAGGAGTTAAATTTATGGTTACTAGAACAGAAACAGTTGAGCAAATCGTCGCAGGGTTAAGAGCTAGAGCAGATACGGTTGAGCGAATTATTGCAAGACTACAAAAAATGTATCCGCATGATGAGTGGTATGCAGTTGAGCTTGGCAATGAGATCGGCATCCAATGTCGTGCTGACATATGCGACATAACGGAAAACGCTTTTGTTACGGTGAATGCTTCAGGCGAGTTCGCGGTGCGTTCTGGCGATCCGGCGCGTGATTGGTGGTACAAAAAGCTCGCTAGTGAGTCGTTGACCTCTTGACAAGTTGCGATGCGTCGTATACTTGTGCGGTGTTGCCGACACTTTCATAGTGTTCTTCAGTGCATGAGCGATGAATCTAAACCTCCATACGATCCCGAAGACCGCTCGCCGGGATGGAATTTTCGCGGGCGCAAAATGGAGAACTCTGGCCGCAAGAAGGGTGTGCAAAACAAAGTGACGCGAGAATTCAAAGGGATAGTGCAAGACTTGATTGACGAAAACGCCGACAACGTGCGCGTGTGGCTTGATCGAGTCGCGAACGGTGTGCCGGGTGAGTACCTAGATCGGCCTGAAGGCGGCGGGCGTGATGTCGTGCGCCATCCTATCGCTGCGGACCCTGCGCGGGCTGTAGACCTCCTGGGCAAGCTCGCCGAGTACGTTGCCCCTAAGCTCACGCGAACGGAGGTCACAGGCCCAGGAGGACAGCCTCTTGCCCCTCCGGTGTTGCGCGTGACTATCGAGGGCAAGCCCGGTGAGTCAGAACCCGAGTCCTGATCTCGGCTCAATTCTGCGCTTGCAGTATAAGCAAGGGCTCGCGTTTCTTTCGAAGGCGACTGAGCTTCTGTATGGTGGTGCAGCGGGCGGCGGCAAGAGTTATCTCTTGCGCGTTGCGGCTATTGCATGGTGTGTACTGATACCTGGGCTTCAGGTCTATATATTCCGGCGCACGTTTCCAGACTTGCACAAGAACCACATGGAGGGACCGACATCGTTCCCTCTTTTGCTTGCTGGGTGGATTCTTTTTCGATGGTGCAAGATCAACTATCAAGAGGGTCTGATACGTTTCTATAACGGCTCGGTTATACACCTGTGTCACTGCCAATACGAGCACAACGTATACAACTATCAAGGGGCAGAGATTCATGTTCTATTGATCGATGAAATAACACACTGGACAGAGCCGATGTATAACTACCTGCGCGGACGTGTGCGCATGGTGGGGCTCGTTGTTCCCCCTGAGTATGCAGACTTGTTCCCGCGTGTTGTGGTGAGTGGCAATCCAGGCGGTATCGGGCACAATTGGGTGAAGGCAGCGTTCATAGACAACGTCGCACCGTTCGCGATCAGGCAGATGGAAGAAGAAGATGGAGGCATGCGGCGCGCATTCATACCGGCGAAGCTCGCAGACAATCCCGCTCTTCTCAAGTCTGACCCGATGTATCGCGCAAGGCTTGCGGGCCTGGGCTCTCCTGCCCTTGTGCGCGCTATGCTCGAAGGTGATTGGGACATCGTCGCAGGCGGCATGTTCGATGATGTATGGCGTCGTGATGTGCATGTCATCGAGCCCTTCGCGATACCTCCATCATGGGCGATTGATCGTGCATTCGATTGGGGATCGAGCAAACCGTTCTCTGTGGGATGGTGGGCAGAGAGTGACGGTACAGAGTGCTATCGTGCAGATGGTCGACGCTGGTCCTATCCACGAGGTACGTTGTTCAGGATCAATGAGTGGTACGGTTGGAACGGCAAGCCTAATCAAGGCATGAAGCTATCCGATAGAACAATCGGCAATGGCATTATCGAGAGACAGAAAGAGTGGGGCATTCACATGCGGTGTACGCCTGGGCCAGCGGACAGCAGCATCTTCGATGAGATCAACGGGGATAGTCCAGCGAAGCAGCAATCAGCGCTCGGTGTGTACTGGACGAAGGCCGACAAGACTCCGGGCTCACGCAAAAGGCGATGGGCTCTGATGCGCAATCGCATGACCGCATCGCTCAAGCCGCGCATGGAAGATGCGGGCATATTCATCTTCAACACGTGCCCGCATTTCATCCGCACGATACCAGTGTTGCCACGTCTAGAGCGTGATCCGGACGACATCGACACTGATGCAGAAGATCACGTCGCAGACGAAGCGGGCTATCGCTTGTTGAAAGAAGCAACTGATGCGATGTTCATTCGCATGGGATTCAGCACCAACGGTTAAAGGAGAAAGCTATGATGTCACCAGATCAGCGCATGCTACTAGGCGAGATAAAAGAATTCATGGCGTCAGTGCAAGACGGCGCGTGGACAGGTCGACCCGAATGGCGCGCTGTGCTCACGTCAAGGATAGACACCGCACTTGCAGCGGACGCAGAGCAAGAAGCGATGATCGGTGGCATTCGCGGCGCGTTGACACGCTGGCTAAACAGGGGCAAATAACATGGCATCACTCTCGACAGGCATCGTCGCGGATGTCTCATTCAATCGCGTTCCAATAGCGATCAAAGAGCGCTGGTCTGTTGTGCGTGACGTGGTATCAGGCGACAATGAGTTGCGCGGCGACACATACTTGCCGATGCTCAATGCCACCGACGCGAGTGTCGAGAACATAGCGCGCAACAAAGCCTATCGCACGCGTGCGGTGTGGTATCCCGCAACACAGTTCACGCTCGAAGGGCTTGTCGGCTTGGCCTTTCATCGTGACCCTGTGACAGAGCTACCAACAGAGCTAGAGTATTTGCTCAAGGATTGTGATGGGATGGGCGTCTCACTGTATCAACAATCGCAAGCGGTGTTGAGCAACAATCTCGCAGTCGGTCGTCATGGTTTGTTTGTCGATTGGTCAGAGGCATCGGGGCATCCGGTCATCAAGGCTTATCACGCAGAGAGCATCATCAATTGGCGATATGACATCGTTGATGGTAAGGCAACTCTCGTGATGGTGGTACTCGAAGAAGAGGCCGAAGAAGAAGATGGTGAGTGGGGTATCCTGCTCGTGAAGCAGTGGCGCGAGATCACAATCAACGAGGCCGGGAATGTGCAAGTGCGTCTGTGGCGCGAAGATACAGGCGTGACGAAGACGAAGCGTCTCGTGAGCATGGGCACAGTGCAGAACGCAGCAACGGGCGAAGAGCGCATCATCGAGGCAGTTGAATTGCGCAGCCGTGGCAAGGTGCTGACCGAGATACCCTTCACATTCATCGGGAGCAACAACAATGATGCGAGCATTGATCCGGCACCTCTTTATGGATTGGCACAGCTTAACTTGGCCCATTTTCGTAATAGCGCAGATTATGAGGACAGCGTCTTCTTCTGCGGGCAAGTGCAACCCTGGATCAGTGGACTGACCGAGCAATGGCGCGACTTCATGCAGAACCCGTGGATCATCGATTCGAATGGCGAGCGACGCTACACCGGGCACAAGATGTATATTGGCTCACGCAGCCCGTTGCTGTTGCCGCAAGGCGCATCGTTCGGCATGGCGCAGGCGCAGCCCAATTCGCTAGCGAAAGAAGCGATGGAGCACAAAGAAGCGCAGATGGTCGCAGCCGGTGCGCGCATGATCGAGGCGACGAAGGGCAACAAGACCGCAACAGGGGAGAACAATGATCGAGAGGCAACTACATCGGTGTTGTCCTTGTGCGTGTCGAATGTAAGCGAGGCATATCAACGGGCCATAGGTTTTTGTGCGATCTTCATGGACATGGCAGAAAAGAAAGAAGGCTATGCGGACGCATTCAAGATACAGCAAGATTTCGTCCAGCTACAGGCTAATCCGCAACTCATGGCAGAACTCACGAAGGCGTGGCAAAGTGGTCTTCTGGCGAAGAATGATGTTCGTGATTTCTTCCGTCGTCTGGGTCTTATTGCTACTGAGCGCAGCAATGATGATATTGACAAGGACGTAGAAGAAGAAGAGCCGCTCGGGACGATGGGCCTGCCGGTGGTCCCAGGAGCCCCAGGCGTCACACCGCCCGCGCTGGCAGCGTCGGCAGCGGCAGCGGCGAACGGCGCAGCGCAGCCCCCAGGCAAGCCCCAGGCGGGGCCTGCGATGCCGATCCAGGTCAAGCCAGAGGAGCGGCGGGCGAAGGCTCGGGCGCGGTAAGGCATGGCGCGCAAGGTCAACACCGAGCTACGTGATGCGCAGATCGATCATGCGGTCGATTTACGTGCCTATTCTGATAACGTGGTGAGGCGCATCATCTCGATTCTCAATCGTGCCGATGCGGCGCTATTCAGTGAGCTAGTGCAGAAGCTCGAATACATGACGCCGGAACGATTCACGGTGAAGCGTCTCGAAGTGATGCTTGAGAGCGTGCGCGAGTTGAATCACACCATGTTCGCAGAGGTCGACAGCACGCTACGTGAAGAGATCAAGGGGCTCACTGCTGTTGAATTGCAATTTCAAGAGGGATTGCTCGCAAACAACATGCCACCATCAATCGACATCGCACGTGTCGACATCAATCAAGCGTATGCAGGCGCGATGTCGCGGCCTTTCCAAGGTGCGCTACTGTCCGAGTTCATGAAGGATCAAGAGGCATCGAAGGCGAAGCTAATCCGGCGTACAATCGCAGATGGGTACGTGCAGAACCGCACGACAGATCAGATCGTGCGTGACTTGCGCGGCACACGCGAGAACAAGTATCGTGATGGCATCCTAGAAGGCAACAGGCGCGAGGTTGCAGCGGTGGTGCGCACGGCACTCTCGCACACTGCACAATTCGCGAAAGATCGAGTGACAGAAGCGAATGCTGACATCCTGGGCAATCTTCAGTGGCTCTCGACGCTTGACGCACGCACAACGCCAGAGTGTCAGGTGCGTGACGGCATGGTGTATACGCTCGATCATAAGCCGGTCGATCATGAATACCCGTGGGGCGCAGGTCCAGGCCGGTTGCACTGGCAGTGCAGATCGACCTATGTGCAACTCACGAAGTCATGGAAAGAGCTAGGGGCAGAAGGCGAGGTCGGTGAGTGGGAAGATTTCGACGCGGGCACGCGATCTAGCATGGATGGTCAAGTGCCAGCAAAGACGACTTACGAAGAGTGGCTCGGTAATCAATCAGAGAAGAGACAAGTGCAGGTGCTCGGTGCAACACGGGCGAAGTTATTCAATGAAGGCGGCTTATCGTTCGATGAGTTACGCAATGCAAGGGGCGAAGAGGTGACGCTTGACGATCTTCGAAAGAAGTACGCCAGTGCGTTTAAGAAAGCTGGTTTATAGGAGATTCATCATGACGATAGGACTGATACTGCTAGTCGCAGCGCTCGTGTTGTTTGTCGTTGCCGCAATCGGCGTGACGACAGGACGATTCAATCTAATGGCGGCGGGCCTTGCCTGCTGGATGGCGTCGCTGCTGGCGTCAAGGAGCATATGACGTGCAAATGATTAACCGTGCAACTGAAGATGCGAGCGACTTCAGCGACATGCTCACGAAGCTCGAAAAACGGGCGTCTGACGGGCATCTCGCGAAGGCACTGCGCAAGCAGGTCGATCAGCTTGAAGCGGCGCATGCAAGGCCGGTGAAGCGCCCAGGCGAGAACCGTGTCGCCTATCGTGCGAGGGTCGTATCATGCCGCTGAAGAAGTCGACCTCGAAGAAAGCGTTCGCGAAGAACATCAAGGCCGAGATCAAGAGCGGCAAGCCGGTGAAGCAAGCCGTCGCCATTGCCTACGCTGTGAAGCGCAAGGCAGCGGCGAAGAAGGCCAAGCGTTAGAAGCGCTCGCACATATTGGGAAATTTGCCGGTGCGCTCGCACTTGTCGAGTGCGCGACGTGCGGCCTTGAGTGCGGCACCGTAGGAGGGGAACGCGTAGCCGCTCGTGCACGTGGCGACCTCGAAGCCTGCGAGCGAGCCCTTGCCCATGATGGAGAAGCGAACTTTGATGCCGCGTGTGTCACGCTCAAGGCCGGAGAAGAGGATGTGCGATTTGGTCATTTCTGTCTTTCTGTTTGCGGTTGCTGAAGAATTGATTATACATCAAAAGGGCATCAGCCCATGATGCCCAGGTCGAAAAGATCGTTGATCTTCGCTTCCATGAAGAGGCCCGCATCCTTGGATGCCTTGAATTCCTTGTCGACGCCGCTGATGGTCAGCACGTAGCCCGTGCGGGTTGCGCCACCCATGTAGCCGCACAGGGTTTCGAGTTGGCTCATGTAACGCGAGCCGTAGATTTTGGTGATGCCGCAAAACTTGCGACGAACGCCCAGGACCAGAGCGCGGGCGGCTGCGTTGTTGATGTGGTCTGCGTTAGAATAGTCGTTCATTTTGCGCTTTCTGTTTCGGGTTGCTGAAGACTAGAGTATAGCACCGTTATTGCGTAACGGTGCAAGTTTCTCAATTTATTTGTTGTCCTGATACATCGCGCAGATTTCGAGGGCTTCGGCAGCGGTGCGCCCGTAGAACTCGTGACCGCTCACACCGATGACGCACCAGTCATTGATGCCGTGGGCGATTTGGTCGGCCAGGGGCATGTCGTTGAACGAGGGGTTGAAGATTTCGAAGGCTTTCATTTCTGTCTTTCTGTTTCCGGTTGCTGAAGCCTAGAGTATACCCAGATTTCCGCCGTTATAGCCGTAACGGCGAAAATATTTCGATTATTTGTTTTTGGGTGGCAAAGGCTCATCGATCACCCAATGATGCCCAGGCTCATTGAGCTTGAAGATCGGCACAATTTTGCGTAGCTTGTAGTGACAGTGCGGGCATTCGTACTTCTGATGCTGGTTATAGCTCGAATTAGGACCGCTGAAGACGTAGTCATCGATGTCGATGCCCATTGCTTCAAACACGTTGACGGGCTTGCCGCAGCCTTGATTAGGGCACGGCAATGGATAGGAGAACGCCGACACGAGAAAGCGCTTTTGCCTGTCTATGCTGCCAAGTAGTTCGGGCTCGGTGTTGAGTAGTTCGCTGTTCTTCATGGTTTGCCTTTCGTGGGTTATGTGCGGTTAGACCGCCCGGTATGAACAAAGCTCTTTGCTTGTTCGATCTCTTCGAAGCGGTACACGTGCCATGCTGCGAAATCTTCGAACGTCATGCGCCCATTGCGCACAGCGTCGAACGCTTGCTTCTCGCCCATGCCGACCCAATAGGGACGCTCGGCGATGTTCTTCATCATGCCATCGAAGATGTCTTCGAGCATGTCCTTCGGCCATCCTGCGTAATCAGCCATTGACTGTCTCCAAGTAAGCATTGAGTGCGTCGCGCAGTTCGGTCAAACCGGCGCGATCAAGTTGTACCGTCGCGAGCATGTTACGCTTCTTGCCGCCACGTCCGCCGTGCGTGATGCCGCCGTGATGCCTGATTTGCACCGCGCACTGAAAGGGAGTGTTCGCGAACACACGCACAACGCTCTCTTCGATTTGGTAATGACCGCAGTCTTCAATGGTTGCGCGCCCGGCGACTTTAATGTTGGCAAATTCACTCATGTTGTTCCCCTTCGTCTTTCGACATTTTCTTCGCGATCTCTTTCATCGTGTGCTGCACTTCGAGTTGCGTGCCGTACATGCGGAACGCACCGGCAGGATGATTCACATCCCAGGCGTCCGCAGGCGCGGCCTTTGTGGCCTCATAGATGTCGCCGTTATCGGCAGTGTAGGTGATGGTCTTCTTCATGATGATTAGGCGTAGAGGTGAGCTTCTGCCACTGCTGCTGCCCAGCCCTTAGGCGTGAACACGCGGGAGCAGGGGTTGTCGAACAGGTCGCGTGCAGCGATGACGCGGAAGCCCGCAATCTTCAGCGCTTCGATGACGACTGCGTCGAGCGTGGGCACGAAGGCGTAGCCGTTGTTGCCCATTTCGGCTTCGGTCAGCGCGAAGAAGATGGAAGAGGTTTGCTCGGGAGTGTAGATCGTGGTCATTTGCTGCTTTCTGTTGGTGTGCTTGAATTATAGCACCGTTATTGCGGTAACGGTGCCTTTTATTTTTAGGCCGCGATAATCGCGAGCTT